GGGTTATCCCCCCACCCGTATGTAGTTTGCTCAATATTGTGAATGATCTAAAGGCAATTGTGATGTGTTTACACTACACCGTTGTCTCGAGATACTTCTATGTATTACTACATTTTATTTTCTTACCGGCCTGAGCTGGCCAAAGAGTGACCCCTTCTCTCTAAGGGGCCTTTATAGGGCATTCTTTCACCTACCAGAATGTCCTTTGAGCGCTATGCGCTCATAAATTTCTCGTCTGCCTCCTACCTTCAGACGAGGTTTTACAGGGCATTCTTTCACCTACCAGAATGTCCTTTGAGTGCTATGCGCTCATAAATTTCTCGTCTGCCTCCTACTTTCAGACGAGTTTTTATAGGGGCTCTTCACCTACCAGAGCTCCTTTGGATGTTTCATCCATAAACTTCGCATCTTCTAGATGCATTTACAGGTCGCCTTTTCATCTACCAAGGTGTCCTTTGAGCCTCTAGCTCAAGAAATTCTTTATTAAGTCCCACTGGTTTTTTCCAGTGTAATTGTTGTCAGGACTATACAACACGCTAGACATGCTGCGATTGCTTACATTTTATCCGTAATGTGAGTATTAGCTGTCTAGGAGAAGGCGTTTCTCGTTTCCGCCTTTAAAAATGAAAAGGATAACCATTCTGCGGTTCTACTCCAGTCTGCAGAATTAAAATGGAGTGCTAATTTCTCAAATAAGAAAAATACTGCATTTACATCCCCCCAAATTGTTAAGACCCATTCTAAGAAGATGGCCCGATTCAAGCTCTTCAGAAACTAGAAGAAGATGAGTTTTCAGCTTATTCTTCTTCAGCATTGTCTGAACCTTCGATTCAGGATCAACTGATTGAGACTCCTCAATCAGTTTCTGATCTTTCCGATTTTGTTTCTCCATCAGCATCATTGGTAGCTGAACAAAAAATACAAAAAGAAAAACAAAAAAATAATACCAATGACTCACTTTCTTCTCATAATTCTATTGAGAAGGAACGCCGTTTTGCTAAACTTTCCAAGTTTCATGAGGGCGAGGCTCTGTCAGCTTCGACTGACGATTTTTCGGCTTTTGGTCTAAGTGTTCCTATTCAAGAGGGAAAAACCTCAACTCAAGTTGCCGATGTTAAACCTGATATCGATGACTTATTTTTCGGAACTTTTGATGCTTCTTTGGACGATGTCGCCGAAACTGAGATTCAGCAACTTATGGATTCTCCAAATTTGCTCTCAGAACAAAAGGTCGAAGAAATCTTGAGCAAAGTTGAAAAAGAAGCTGTTTATTCTGAACGAAAGCCCCCCCCTTCAGATGAAAAGACCAAAGGAGGGAGAGCGTCTAAGAAATCTGCTCTCATTGACGATTCGTTGAATTTTGGAAGTGTTTCTGAGACTCGATTTAGAGCTAAGAAACGAAGGGAAAAGATAGCCAATGTCCGCCCCAATTTTGAACTACCAAAAGTCAAGTCTGTTCAAGATAGGGTGGGTAAACTTCCCGCGTCTTCCTTGACTAGTGAGGAAACTTTGGTCAAGGATGCTTCTGTTCTTAAGGCGAAGAAGGATTTCTCTAACTCGATTGCGAGTAGAGTTTCTTTAGGTTTTCTCAGAGACTTAGCTCGTGAAAAGAACAGTGAAGCTAAGTTTCTGTCTCTCTCTGCTGCTCGTGAGCAAAAGCTTAAGCGCGATCAAGTTGCTAACCCCTTTTCAGAAATCGCCCTACAGAAGCCTCCTGAGGTCAAGAAGAAGATTAGGACTCGTCCGAAGTCTTCGAAACCTTTTACGAAAGAAGAAACTCGCATTTTCAGGTTGCAGCAAGCAAAGAGACGGGAATATAAGAAGCTCAAGAAACAAGCTCGTCCTGTTGACACTTCAGCGCTTCCGCAGGAAGTTAAAGCAGAAGCTTTGCCCTATGTTGGACCTCGAATTATCAGAAATGGACAAGTTAATCAAGATGATGCCATTTTCGAGGCAGGAGACCTGGATATTGATCGTGATGCCGTGCACGCTGCGATGGCACAAATTAATGACATGGTTGGAGACGCGGAAGCTGTTCCCAATGCGAATCAACAACCTCGGATGCACCAATATCGATTTAACATGGCTTCGTTTGGGCAAAATGATTTGATTGATAAGATTTTCGGTCCCTACTTACAAGATCCTATCTTCAAGAATAATGATTTAGCAAAGTTCATATTTAGCACAATTATTTATTGTGGCCAAATCTTTGATGAGGAGCCAACGTATGCACGTATTTGGTGTGCTACGTATATGTTTCTCAATGCCGTTTATCCAAATAAGAATTGGGCAACTCAAGTTATTCGTGCGTCTGTAGTCGCCAAGGCAATGAAAGTATTGTCAGACAATGTCAATTTCCCAGATAGTGTAATCTGGAAAGCTGTTGTGGGCAAGAAAGCTCACAAGCGGTTTGTGGACATGAGGCGTCACGCAAAGTTGCGTAAAAATGAGGAGAAATATGGACCGTTAGGAAAAGATCCTTTAGAAGCGTTTTATCCACCTACAACTACTGCAGCTATGTATGTGAATACTCCCGATGAAGCACAGGCTGAATCAGCGTCCGACGTTCTCGAATCCTTTGCAGGAATTATGGGTCGCACTATTGATGGACCTGTAGTTGGAGCATTTAAATCTATCCTACTTACGGCAGCCTCGTGGAAAGTCTTTTCCAAGGACGTTTCTAAGCAGATTTACATTCTGTTCGGTAAACCAGAGAAAATGACCGTAGTGGATATGATCCAGGAGGTTTGTTTATCCTTGTCCAAAATTGTTAAGGCTGGTGAAGCTATTGCCAATGGTTGCTCTGTTACTGAAGCCTTGTTTGCTGAAGATCCCCAAGTAGCCCATTTGGAGAAGGCCAAACGTCTTCTTATGTACACAGATAAGTTGTATGATGGACTGCCCACACCGGGTATGATGGACAGGGTAACATGGGTTCGTGATATGGATGAGTGTCTTCGTTTCTTTGATGTGGCACTTGCTAATGCAAACCCGATTCAGTCGACGGTTAGACACATTAAGTCGATTAGAGATCAATGTTTGTTCGCTCATTCTAGTGTTGTTTCCATTTCAAAAGGAAAGGCCAGACCCACTCCGATATCTATTGTGATTGCGGGTCCTCCCGGAGTTGGAAAGAGTTCAATTCTCACGTACACCCTTAAAGTTCATTGCGACTTGATGGGCAGAGAGTATGATGACGGACTGGTGTTTCATCGTCAGAACTACTCTGAGTACTGGGAAGGGTATCAACCTATTTCTCATCCCTATATTCACTATTCAGAACTTGGAACAGTCGCACGGAGTATACTTAAAACCAAGGGAGATGCAATTCTCACTGAGTTAACCTCTCTTACTGATTGCCTTCCTTATTCCGTAAATATGGCTTTTACGGGTAAAGGGGAGGTTTTTGCTCATCCGGAGCTTGTGATCATGGATACGAACAATGCGCTCATGAACCTCGATGTACTAGTCGAGAATCCTTCGGCCTTCTATCGTAGAAACTTGTACATTGAACCCACTGTCAAGCCTCAGTATAGAAAAGATGGATCATGTGGTCTTGATATCACTAAGTGTGATGATGGATCGAAGACATTGGATAAGTGGACTTTCCGTGTGTATCGAAAAGATTGTGTCAACAACAAGGAGTCTGTAACGAAAGTTTTACTTGGAGGCGGACCCAATGATGATATTTTTGCTTTGACAAAAGTGCTTCACTTTGAAATGAAGCGACATATGGAAAATGAACAAAGGAAGATGGGCGATATTCGAGAGGCATTTTTACACGAAGACTACTCACAAGAATACGAAGCTAAGGCCGAATCTTTAGAAGAAGAAGATGAGAAGGAGTATGATGCTGCTCATCATGTTCGTGCCGCGCATAATAATCCCGATGTGGGAGCTAATGCTAGAATTCCTATTCGTGGTGAGAACCTTCGTGCACTGATTGAAATGCAGAGGAAGATTGCAGAAGAGAAAGAGAATGCCAACCGATGGTATAGACGCCCTCTTGATTTCTTAATCGGAAAGTATTTTGATTTAGGATGGGGTTCCACAAGACTCTTGCAACAACCCCCTGTTCAAAGAACGTACGCAGGATTCGTTGGTCTATTTCTGATGATGATTACATCTACATTAGATCTGATACAGCACTTTATGACTCTCTTTGTGTGTGGTGTTGTCACGTTTTTGATAGAGTTCTTTGACTACACCAATCGTCAGGGAATCGATTTTTCTGTGTTTAAAATATTAAAGCGACCGTTAGCTTGTTTGTATTTTTTTTATGTTTATTGCAATTCATCAGGTCTCGCTTTCTATCTTCTCTTGATGCCTTTGTTAAAATGGGGGATGATTGTGAGTGCTGCAAGTTTTGTTGTTAAAGATAGAATTAAAATGCGAATTAAAAGGCGCTTTGATGATTCTGTCACTGCTATTGCTGTGTTTTTCAGCTTGAAGAGAGCATCTATTTCTTCACGCAAAATAGCCGCTATTGGGCTCGTTACTTTAGCTGGGGTCTTGTGCGCGTGGTACGCAGCGTATAAGAAGAAAGATGGCAAAGAAGAAGAATCAGCACAAGGGGAAGGTTCTGATTTTGTTAAGGATGAGGAATTAAAGTCAAAACTGAATGTTGTTGAGGATCTACATCATTGTGGAGGATCAATTGTACGTACTGTTAGGGATTCTCCTACAATATGGAATGTTGTCAACACGTCATATGCAGCTGCTTTTTCAGGTAATCCCTTGGAACTTGAGAAAGGCATTTTGCGCAACGTCAGGAAGTGTGTCATCAAAAGCTCTGTAACGAAGCATATGGAAACCGCATACGGGTTAGGTATTTGCAATAACTTTGCTGTTTTCCCCAAACATTGTTTTGGGGGGGAACCGATTGATGGTTCTGTGGTGAATGTTTGTATTACAGGAATAAAGAGTCCAGGTGAGAAGTATTGTACGACTGTTGTTTCAAACGGCATGTGGGATGAGATTGGAGTTGATTTGATTTTTGTTCAATTATCGCAGGTGTCGTTCCGTGACATTCGTGCACACATTTCATCTTCTGATGATGCTCCGCCTTTTGCCAATGCCCGTATTTCAGGTTACGAGACGACAGCTTCATATGTCATCCGTGACATGAAGGTAAATGCGACAAAGGTGTCTTATATTTTGCCGCGATTCCTCGTTTATGATTATCCTCTTCATAAGCAAGGTGTTTGTGGTATTCCGATAATGCTACAAATTGGAAAAGGTTTTTCGATATTTGGAATTCATGTAGCCGGAGCTTACGACGGTCCACTCTCGTTTGCTACTCTCTTGAACGTCAAGGATATTAATCAGGTTTTAGAGAAATGGTTGAAAGAAGGAACCATTTTAATGCCTATTATGAGTGAGGCGGAATCATTGCCTTTTGCTGCGGAGCTCCCCAATGTCCATTCACCTTTCCGTCATGAGACTATCAATGGTATGGATTATTATGGGAAATTGCCAGTGGAAGTTTCGGTGAAAGCTAAATCCAAATTGGTTAGATCTCGGTTCCATTCAGAAGGCATTGTGGACGAGATATTCTCTCGTTTAGATTTCACTCCTAGCACTCTTTATACGCGGCCTCTCATGCAACCTATTGGTAAAGGCGAAAATTACATCTCTCCTTACAATATAGCATTAAGAAAACTCGGGAAACAGAAGCGAGCTTTGGATCCTGCCATTTTGGGTAAAATTACCGTTATTCTGTTTAATAGGTTGGATTCTCTTGTTTCACGCAAGAGTATGAATCCACTAACGGTTGAAGTGGCGATTAATGGAGATCCACAAGATGCTTACTTACGTAGAATCAATGCTTCCACGTCTGCTGGTTTCGGATGGTCTGGAGTGAAAGCAGCTCACATTCCTTTAGTAGACAGACGACAAGAAGAGGTTTATAGAGAACCCGTCGCACCTCTTAAGCAAAGTATTCTCTCAGCCTTAGAGTCGTATTCAGCTGGTAAGCGCATGCACTATGTGTATAGAGCTAAGTTGAAAGACGAACCCAGGTCCATTGAGAAAGTTAAGGAAGGCAAGACGCGTGTATTTTATATGTCCTCGCTAGATGCACTCATTTTGGCACGCATGTATCTCGGCCCTCTGTATACTACTATGGTCGAGGATGGAGATCCTATGTGCACTGCGGTTGGGATAAACATGCACCTTGATTCACAGAAGTTGTATGATAGGTTAGTGGCGTTTTCCCCTCTCTATATGGCAGGAGATTATGGCAATTATGACCAATTGATGCCATTTGGAATTAGCTGGGCGGCTTGCAGTGTTATTTTAAAGTTTCTCAAGTCACGGGGATATAATGATTCTGCTTTAGAAGTCACTCGTGGAGTTTTGTCGGACAGTTTATTTCCGATTGTAGAAATGAATGGTGACATGTTTTGTTCACCGGGACAGCAACCATCGGGTAAGTATGCTACCGCGGAGGACAATGGAATAAAGGGACTTCTGTTGTTAATGTATTTCTGGTATAGCAATGACAACCTGTGTGAGAAAGATTTCTTTGATCATGTGTTGCCAGTGACTTATGGAGATGACTTAATTGCTGCGGTGAAACCAAGTGTGGCAAAGTATTTTAACAATGTGACATATAGAGATTTTGTTCAAGAGGTGTACGGAATGACTTATACCGATCCCGTTAAAGGGGAAGTGGTTGATGAGTTCATGTCAATTGACGAAATTTCATTTCTTAGGAGAAAGTTTGTATATCGTGAAGATTTGAAGCGAATTGTTAGTCCTCTAGATATGAATTCATTGTATAGGTCTCTTGAGTGGATGATGCCGTCTCAGTCTGAACCGGAACCATCTCAGTATCTCTCTACATGTGTTTCTTTTATGCGGGAATTGTTTTTCCATGTAGATGAGAAAAAGTACATGGAAATTCGGAGACTAGTGGTTGAATCGTTTTCGAGGGTATACAAAATAAGTGTAGATCAATTGTGGGTTCACTTTCCTTCTTTTGGAGGTTTACGCTCACAATTATGCCCCGATGCTAATACTGTAATGGGGGGAAGACAGTCCGATGAAAAAGATACTACTATGCAACTACCTGATGAAGTGGGTGCAGAGTCTGGTTTTTGTCGAGGAGTTGTTAGTTTACAGTTCCAACTCGCTGACGCAAGAATGAACTTCTCATCATATTTTGTTAGTTCTAGACCGAACAACAATCTTATTTACAGGTCTCAAGACTCCATTGAAAATTTACGAAAATTACAACAAGAGTGTACAACACAAATTGAACGTTTGAAGGATGAAATTAAGAGTTTTGATTATGTCGAAGATATTCAACACTTGCGTTCCATTAAACAGGAAGGTGCGTATTTAAATAATGTTGAATTCCGAGACAGGATCGATTCTAATGTCATTGTTTTGTCAAAGCTTCGTGAATATGAGATGACCTTAGGGTTGACTCAGAAGGCACTAAGTAAGGTTATTAATAGAGTAGCTCGTGCAGAATCAGAACCCGTTTCTGAAATGAAGAGTGGCCCTATTGATAGTTCTGACGTCGTTCGTCATCAGAATGTTGTTGATGTCGGGGGAACAGCTCCTACATATTCTGATGCAAGTAAGACTTTCTATTCAGGGCAAATGAAAGAGGCCCCTATACATATTCAGAGTTTTCTTGCACGTCCGGTGCAGGTCCTTCAGACAACAATATCTACGTCCTTGTCATCGTCAATTAGAGTGTGGGATACATTTTTGGAGGACCCGGCTGTTAGAGCAAAATTACGTAATGTTGCTCATTTAAGGGGAACTCTTCACGCGCGAATAACGATTTCTGGAACTCCCTTTCACTTTGGAAAATTGCTTGTTTCTTATATTCCCATGATTTCTGAACAACAGTATGCTTTGTGGTATGAAGGACATCCTTTAGAAAGAGAGAATTTTCTCAGATATTTAGTGCAATGTCCTGGATCGCGTGTGATGGACGTTCGAGCAAATACTCCGCATGAGATGTCATTCCCTTTCGTATTTTATGCTCCTAAAATGCGACTATTTAATTCCGCCACTACTGTGTTATCATCCGCAACTCACTTTAATGATGCCTTTGATTTAGGAACTCTTTATCTTTATACGCTGAATGATGTGGGAGCAGTTACCCCCACACCAACACCAGTTTCTGTAGATGTTTATGCGTGGATGACAGATGTCCAGATGGGATGCCCAACTGGAACTGTTATGGAAGTTCTTGCAGAATCTAAGTCGGATGAAAGAGTTGTTGGTCCTATAGAGCATATTGCTTCTAACGCCGCGAGAGTGGCAGGAGCCGCTTCAAATATTCCGGTTATAGGGAGATGGGCTAAAGCAAGTCATATAGCCTTTTCAGGTCTTCGCGATCTGTCGGCATTGATGGGGTGGTCAACTCCTGTTTTAGATGTTGTTCCTAATCGCGTGAAAAATGAGCCCTTTCAGAATGGAGCGTTGACTATTTCATCGGATACAGGGAAGAGGTTAACCTTAGACCCTCTCCAGGAACTTACGGTGGATCCTTCCTTTGTTAGCGAATCCACGGATGAGTTGACATTTTCATCGTTTTGTTCGAGGCCAGGACTATTGGATTCGTTTGAATGGAAAGTCAGTGACACTCCAATGACTGACATTGTGTGGAGATCTCTAGTGAACCCTGGTTGTATTAAACAAGTCGGAACGTTACGTCAGCCCACACCTGTCGCTTTTGCGTCACGGGCTTTTGAGTATTGGAGGGGAACTTTGAAGTATCGTTTGGAATTTGTATGTTCCAACTTTCACCGTGGGAAAATTGCTATTATTTTTGAGCCCAATATTTACCAGACAGTTCTTATTGATGCTGCTCTCAATTTGAACAAACAGTATGTTCATATTATTGATTTACAGGAAGTGCAGGACTTTGAATTTTGTGTTAATTGGGCATTTCCGCGAGCATGGGCAAGGACATTTAAACCTGGTGATGAAATCACTAGTGTTGGAAACTTTACATCAGATTTAGATAGGAAAGTTTATTGTTCTAATGGGTATCTTATTATAGTTCCCTTAACAAAATTACAGTCTCCTGATGATAGCTCAGTTAATGTTAATGTGTACGTTTCAAGTGATGATATGTTGTTCAATAGTCCAACTCTTCTAAACTTACCTTCGGCTGCTCTTGGAGAATCTGAACCCGTTACATCGCTTACGTGTTTGACGCTGAATGATACAGAAGCAGATACTTCTGACATATGCATGCAACACTTTGGAGAGATGCCTATCTCATTTCGGTCCTTACTTAAGCGATTTCATCGAACAAATTCCATTATTCACACTGTTGATTCCGGAGAAGTATGTGCAGGATGGGAGTTACCTATAATCCCGACAATGTCTCCGACGCCTTACGTCGCCGCAACAGACACAGTTTCCCTATTGTCTTATTTGCGCCCCGCTTTCTTGGCTATGAGAGGAGGATTTAGAAAGAGAGTGAGACTCTTGACAGCGTTATATAGCGATTCAGATAGAATCAATGTCACGCGCTCTTGGGCAACAACTACTACGGCTACTCCATCATCTTATTCACTTACTGGTCCAAGTGAGACTAGATTGGAAGGAACGGTGTCATTTGTCCCTGCGACTAATGGAGGAATTGAGTTTGAACTCCCTTGTTACACTAACAATTTGTTCTTTTCTAGTTCTTATGAGCCTCCGAGCATTTCTAACCACGAATCTTTTGATCGATTCGCTTCGTGGAATTATTGGATAGAATACGATCACCCCAACTCTGGTGAGGGGGATACAATCACCATGGTCGAGGAGACCGCCACCGCCGACGACTTCATGTTGTCTCGGTTTATCGCAGTTCCACCTTTTGTGTGAGCCGCAAGCGAGAAGACGCTATATAAATGAATTGCACCCTGTGCAATCTTCATGTTTTTAAATCGTAGGGTGCAATCCAC